AATTTAAAGAACTCCATTCACACTTACGCAGGTTTAAAGTGGTAGACAACGACTTTTCAGAGTGGGACTCCTCAAACTGCGATATCAACATCCTTCTGGAAGCTAGTCTGTTCGGAGCTGTTTTCACTGGCGAAATAATACCATTTCAAGAATTAGACGTTGTTAATAAAGTTAAATTAATGGGGGCAAAATATAAGAGAATATTGACAAATCTCCCCGTGGTAGACTTCTTCCTACACACGAGGCTAAAATGGAGTATGAAATGCACTACAAAGGACGGTAGCGCAACACTTAAAGGAGAAGACAAGAAACTCACAGGTGAACAGAGTACCCTGAGTGGTAATACGATGAACAACATGGCAATGGTGGGTGCGAGTTTGAAGACAGAAGTTGACGATTTAATCTGTGCCATGTTTCAAGGTGATGATTCCGAACTAACGGGACTTGAGGTGGAGTTTGATGATGATCAAATACTCCAAAACGATAACCTTGGTTTTGCAGCAAAAATAAATGAATCCGACAGTGTAGGAGAATATGTCGGCTATATAACACATAAAGACGGTTGGTTTCCCGATGTTATAAAGAGAGCAGCAATAACTCTCTCAAAGCTGTATCCGAGCCAAGATAAATTCGAAGAAAGCATAATAGGACTTGCAGACACAATGTCAATAGTGACAGACAATGATGAGAAAATCAAAGGTATATACGCGGCGGCAACATTCTACAATGAGCACACAGCATTGCCACGCGTAAGTACCGGTGACGTCGAATCGTTGTTTGACTTTTTGAAGAATGTAAACAAGACAAGCTGGAACGACCTCAGTACCGTAGTTAGGAATCAATTCACCTTCGCATAGACCCTTATAAATATAAACATGTTGACTTATTACGATCAAAAGTTACTACAATCCAGAACCACTAACGGTGGCGACTGGTTACACAAATATGTCCACCCTCCATCAGCAAAGGGAACCAGTTATAACGGTTACCCAGACCAAAGCACAAATGTCTGTCTCCATTTTGAGAACAAACTGCCATTAGAAATAACAGCCAACCTTGAGACAGGTTCACCAAACTCAATCTCAGCTCTACATTTAATCTCACCCGGTTTAATAAATCAAGTGTATAGAGCTAATTCCATCACACCGGGTTTTGTCAATCAGTGGTCGCCTCAATTGATAAATACTGACATTAAGCCTCTTGAAATACAGAACTCTTTCGGTATGTTTCGACCGGCTTACATGTCTAAAACTATCAATTTTGATGCCACTGGATTTAATAACACTGGAATGTTAACAGTAGCACAGTTCGTACCATCAGTGTTCAATGTTGACGTAGCCACTTTCTTAAACATGTATGTCAGTGACAAATACGACGAAAATAGACTTCAAGCATTCATTAAAGCATCTCCGAAATATACGGCTGGTCCGTCGACGAAATAGTTTCGCAAGCGGAG